TATCGGTGCCATAGATTAACCATGATATTTTGCGGCCGGACTTCTCGCCCCGTGCCGGAATTCGTTTGCTGCCCCCGTCGTCTTGGGATACCCAATGCGCGACGACGCGGCCCATGCCGTCAAGCTCGACGCCGTGAGTAATTTTGTGTCCTTTTCTAAGGCTGCCAGTCCCGCCGAGCGGCGTTCGCACCTTCGACCCGCTAACGAGCTGAACCATGGGAAGTTTAGTTTGTGGTGATTGCCGTATAATGACGAGAACATCGCCGTTGACATATGCCTCTAAACGCGCCTCGCGTTGGATCGCGCCGAACGTAGATTTTTTCTTAAAGTCGCAAACATGCGCCGACTTGCCCCATAGCCCGAAACGGTTTTCTACGTTCTCGGTCCAGTCGTTGAGGCCCTCTTCTGCTACGCCTATAATCGCTTCGTCGGGGCAAGCCTCGGGAGTCAATCCTGTATTAATTTCGTTAGTGACTAAGCGGCGGACTATACCGCGCGCGTATAAATTTTCGTTGAATAACTGAGCGGACCGCGCGCGCAACGTCCAGTAATCAATTTGCTGTATCTGAGTCGCGCCAAAGCCGCCCGCAAATTTACCACCATCGAAAAGGGAGTTTTCCCAATTCGATGGCGACGTTTGCCCCGCGTACGCGGCGGGCTCTAAATTGTTGACCGATAACGGAACGGGGCCCGATACGTGCTCGAAAGAGCCGTCGCTTTTTAGCCTAAAGCGCGGTTTATTTTCTACCATCCTGGGACTCCGATAGTCGCGCCGCCCGCTAGTCTCGCCTGTAGCGTGGCGCACCTGTTATACAGCGAGTCGATAGTAAATTGGATGCTTCTTAAATTTAGCTTAGTAACCGTCTGCACGCTTTGCCCGGTGTCGAGTGTGTATGACTGCACGCCGCCCGCAAGCGCGATCGACGCGTCTTCGTACGCTATGATTTGTAGCTTGGTAGCATCTATCCGGGCTTGTATAAAAGATCGTTGCATTACATGACCAGGCCTTTATGTCCGAGGTTAAAAAAGTTTCTTAAACGTAGTCAGTATACCGACTTAATCTTGATAGTAAAGTTTCTCTCCTTCGACGTAATCCCAAAAGCGCGGCCAATCTATCGTTTCTAGTTTAAAATGCTGTATGCAAATCGCCCAGGCTAGGATCTCGACCGCCGCGTATCCGTAGCCTAGCAGATCCCACAATTCATTCGGCGCGCCCGAAGGCCTATGCCAATCGTAAGAAGTCGCGCCTTTGTCGTCTGTCTTCTCGCGCCGGGTCTCGACTGTCAGCTCCTTAAGTTGTTTGTCTGTTATGTCTACCGGTGCGTTGAAGTGGTACTTTTTTTGGTCGCCCGACTCTTCAGACCACTCGCGGCGGAGTACCGGGGCCATTCGATCCTTGTAGTGATCGACTAGGATTCTATATCCAATTGTGCCCGCCTGCGTTGTGAACTCGGCGAATTCTTTAATTGTTTGATTTTTGGCCGGGCGGTCGCGGCCTAGTATTGGGTAGACTCCCGAGGCGTAGTCGGAGCAAAACGTCGTCACCGTGTCATTCGCGTAACCCGCATCTACCAAGGTTATTGCTACTCGGTATTTTTTGCCGTCGTCGGCCGTGTATTCCTTCTCCTCGATCAGCTCGCGGAGCTTCCCCCAGACTGGGCAGGTTATTGACCGGCAATCGTCCGAGTCGTCGTCGACTTCAAAGCGCCAATAGTCAATAACGTACGGCTTGGCGTCGCGCGTCCAGCCTTTGACGCTGACCGCTAAATTTTTCTTATGCACGTCGACTTGACAAGTCAAGAATAAAATATTTGAGCCTGAATACTTTGCCGCGTATTTGTTGGGGATCTCCCCGAGGCGGTAGACTGCGCGGCGGTGCGCCGATACGCTGGCAAATCCGACGCGGGACCCGCGAACCTTGAAGGGCTCGGCGAGGACGTTATTATAAAAAGCCTGATATTCGCCTATATCTGTGACCACGCGTCTAACTGGGTCATAACACGACAGGTAGTCCGCTACTAAGCTATACCAGGGGGCCATTCCTATTGGCGAATACATCGCGGGCAAATGATACGAACGAATCCCCGCCTCTGTCGGCTTGGCCGTCGGCTTCCAGTACGCGCCGTGGTCTTCTGAGAACAAGCGCTCTTTGTCGTGCTCATAGTGCGGGTGCCCGCATTTGTGGCAACAGTACCGGACCGATTCTAGTACCAAAATTCCGTCTTCGTCTAGGTCCCATTGGAATCCGCCGATAACGCCCGTTTCTTTGTCGATGTTTTCCCACTTTAAAAACTGGGAGTGGCCGCATTCTTTATTTAGACAATTGACCATATACTTTCTCTGGTCGCCTTTGAGATATGCCTTCTGGATCTTGCTGGTGCCCTCTATCAGAGGCGTAGATCCGCGAAATATTTTTCGCCGCTCCCAATAGCCCTTGCAGCGACCGTCCGAGGTTTTGTCGGGGTCTTCTTTCTTGGAGCCCACCGTATCCGGCCAGCCGTCGATCTCGTCTTTTAACAGTACGCAGATAGAAAACGACCGCATTTTTGCGCTATTGTTTGCGCCGAACGGGACCAGATAGCCGCCCCCCTCAAACTGTAAATGATTGGCGGTCTTGCCCGTTTTGCGCGTGTTGCCGTCATCGCTCGACCTGATTATATGCCCGAGGTCCGAGTGGTTTAACATCGGGATAAAATTGTTTTCGATACGCGCCGCGGCGAGCTCCTTGTCGGCCGTTAAATACATTATAGGGAGGGTCTTAATGTGACCCATAAAATAAAGCGCGCCCGATTCTATTACCGTCGAGTAAGTTATTTGAACGCCTTTTTTTAAATTGAGCTCCCGCACTGGGCTATTAATATCGAAGCAATCGACAATCTCGCGCATAAAAGGGTTGACCGCGTAACGAATAAACCCGGGGATAGACGTTACCGATTCCGGTAAGTATCGGTTTTCCTCGTTGTATTGGCTGGGCGTTATGTGCTCGACGTGGTCCGTCAAGTCCTCGACCGAGTCCACAATCCAATCGCTTCCTATGTTGTCAATCTTACGCATTTTTTAATGCCCGGGCTACCTTGGCTTTAACTGGTTTTATAAAGCTGGTGATCTGTTCCGCGACAAATTTTTCTATTTCATCAAGCGGCCGCTCCGCGGAGTGCATAGACGTTACGCGGCGGGCGATTGTTTTCGCGCCATCGGTTAGTAATTTAATATGACAGGCGTCTATCGGCTCTAGGATACCGATCTTGACGAGTTTACGGCTAACAAGTTTTCCTTCCGCTTCGGCATTCTTAAGCCTCTTTTCGTTAATCGCTTCAATTTTTTGAATAGCGCTTAACCAGTCAATAAAACGAAAGTCGGTTCCAAACTTTTCAATTAGCTCCCGCAACGTCATATCTGCGAACGACTGGATATCCTCGGGAATCTCCACAATCTCGTTATCTTGTTCCGCTTCGCGTTTCTTCTTCTCGCGGGCCGACGCTGTGCCGCGGACGTGTGGCTTTTTTATCGCGACCGGCTCAGTAACTACCGGCGGCGGCTTGGCCGTGCCCTCGGGTATTAACCCCCCGGCGCGCATCGTCTGAACTATCCGGGTCGCTCGGCTGTAACCTATCTTAAATTCTTGCTGTAATCCGCTAGCGGAGTATCGATTATTATCTTGGCAGTATTTAACCGCTAGTTCATACATCGGGTCGAGCCCTGGGGCCTTGGGCTCGGTCTGGTCGCGGGCCTTGGTTTCTAGGTAGTTAACCGCCAGGGGGTGGGCTGCGTCTATCCGCTTGCCCTCCGTTGCGCCTGCTAGCGCACCGCTGCAGGCCTTAGTAACCGCGGCCCCGCTTACTCCCGCGAGGCGGCCGAACTCGGCGCGACTTATTAATTTTTTAACCATGAAGGGGAGTATACCCCAGTCCTCGATTTTAGTTAAGCCCTGTTAAGGAATTCGAATTTGTGCGAGGGCCGCGCGTCGGAATCAAAACGGCGGGCGGGGGCCCATGCCTCTACAGTACCTTTTTTATTTGTGTCCGAAGCGGCTACGAAGCGGCTATCTAAACAAGCCCTGCCGCCTCGCCTGGAAGCGCAACGCGTCCGCGTAGAAAGCGGGCTGCATTGTT